TGGATCCTACCTTCATTGCTACTGTCTTCACAGCATCTGCTGCCACATTTGGTATTAACACGATGAAGAAAGGTGGTGAGGATGATGAGAAGAAAGAAGAACCACGCAGAGAAGTAGTTGTAGAACCTACTCCAGAACCACCATCATCGGAAGTTATTGCTGAAGAACCAACTCTTGAAGAAAGAGTAGAAGTTCTTGAGGGTCAAGTTCAACCTCGCACAGGAGCATAATGGCAAAATCTGCAAACAAAAATAAAAAAGGCGGGGCAGGTTCTGCAAATAATAAAAAGCAGAACTCTGGTAATGCCAATGCAAATAAGGCAAAAAATGGTGGCAAGAAAAAGTGATTGAAGTATTACTAGTTCTTTTACTAGGAAATATAATTACAAATGTTAATTTTCTAAACATTGATTGCAATTCTGGTTATGTTGGTGATAAATCAGATGGTGATGTAGGAATAATTTATCTGTGTAACTATGCCACGAGAATGGAACACTCCAAAGAGAGAGTGTTGGAACGCCCCGATACATCAAATACTCAAAGCCATAGATAATCACACCCGCCTCTTTATGGAGACGGGTGATTTTTGGCATGAAGAACAGGCCCAGATGTTGAGAAAGTATGTAAAAGATTTGAAAGTCTGGATTCATAAACAAGAAGGATGGTGGGATGAATGAAAAAAATCCTAACAACAATTGGTTTATCACTAACCTTAGCATTTCCCTCAATTGCTAGTTCTTTAGTACCTACACAACCAACAGTAAAACCATATAGTGCTGCTGCAATGGGTTGTATGATACTTTTGGAATGTACTGAAGGAGTTGAAAAACTTACAATAGATTCTGAATTATTAAAAAGTTCAGACTTTGATCCATTTAGAGAAGAATTAAAAAGAATTATTACTGCTCTTGATGCGGTAAATGTTCCTGTATATGTTGCGCCAGAAAGATATTTCACACCAAGAACAGTAGGATTATATAAACCAAACTACAATCGTTTCTTTGTAAACGAACAACTTCTTAAAGACCCAAGAGAGTTTTTAGGAACAATGAGGCACGAAGGATGGCACGTTGTTCAGGATTGTATGGGTGGTGGGTTACAAACATCCTTTATGGCACAAGTGCATCAGGATGCTGAAATTCCTGCTTGGGTGATGAAAACCACTAGATTGACTTATGAATCAATGATGCAAAGTCGTGCAATTCCTTGGGAAGCAGATGCAAACTGGGCAGAAGAACAATCAAATGTGACTGCTGAAAAGTTAGAGATGTGTGCCAAAGGTCCTTTGTGGGATCAAATTCGTCCTACACCAATGACGATGGATTGGTTAATTGGATGTGGGTGGATGAAACCGCAAGAAGGTAAGTATCCTTATTATCCAAATAAGAAAGTTGAGTATTGCACTGAGGGTAAGTATTGATGGAATTACCTTGGGGAGTGATTACAATATTAGGATGTGGTCTTATTTTTACTTTGTATGTAATTTACTACATACTAAAACTAGCACACGAGGAAATGAAAAATGAAGAACCTAGCAATCATTCTATCAGCGACAAGCCTGGCGATTAGTGGAGCACTTTGTTATGGTGCTTATGTGACTTATAAAAAAGCAGAAGCAATTCTGAATAATCCAGAACAGTTTGTTGGTAAGGTTGTAGAGAATCAAGTTAATAAAGCATTTGAAAAATTACCCATTCCAAAACTAAATACTGAGAAGTTCAAATTACCATTCTAATGGATAAGGATCCTTATATCTACAGAATCAAGTCTGTCCTTAAAGTCGTAGATGGCGATACTATTGATGCTGCCATTGATCTTGGGTTTGATATTTCTCTTACTAAGCGAATTCGTCTTGCTGGCGTAGATACTCCAGAGAGCCGCACAACTGATGCTGCTGAAAAGAAACTTGGTCTTGAAGTTAAAGAATGGCTCAAGAAAAAGTTAGAGGGACAAACTGATATTATTGTTAAAACAGAACTCCCAGATTCCACCGAAAAATACGGTAGAATTCTGGGACATTTGTTTATTGGTGATAAGGAAGTATCTGCAGTGAATAAAAAGAAATCCGTCAATCAGCAAATGATTGATGAGGGATTTGCTTGGGAATATTCTGGTGGTACAAAGAAAAAAGATTTTGCTCTATTGGAATCAAAAAGACAAGCGAGCAGATAATTTTTTAGCAATCTTTTTTGGGGGGGCATAGAGAGATTTAAATCTTTCTTGCCCCTCTTTTGTAAACTTATCTTTTACTGGTTCATCAATAATTACTTTATTTTCAATTTCATATAAAGTATTTTTTTCAATTTCATCACGAATATACTGTTCTACATTATCTGTTTGTGCAACAAGTCTTGTTCCTTCTGATGAGTATTCAAAAATATCAATGTGCCCTGATTCTGCCATTACATAATGTAGAACAGGTTTAACTTGTTTGATTTTAATTTTAAATTTATTCTTTGTTGCTTCTTTGATGATTGGTTCCGCAGCATTTTTTAATACATTAAGAACTGCTGATGATGCCATGGTCGCAGCAGTTGTAACTACTGCGACAGCACCAGCCGTAGCAACAAGAGAAGGGTCAGGTAAATTAACATTGACTCCATAAACAGAAAAAGTTGGTTGTGGTTTATCTGCTGGGACTTCCGCAACTGGAGCAGTAATGGGAGTTTGAGTGAGGGGAGTTTGAATGGATGAAGGAAGTTGAGGTGGGGGAGTAGTATCTGGAAGACCTCTTGTTTTGTCTAATTGTTCTTGTGCTTGCTTATCTCTTTCTGCTTTTACTGCAGCATCAAATTCTTCTTGTGTTGGGACGTTAATAACAGGATATTTGATTGTAGTATTAGGCGCATTAATAATAGGAACTTCTAGTCCACGGACAATAGGAACTTCTACATTGCGAACTGTGGGTCTTTCTATGGTTGGAATAATTGAAGGACCCGCAATTGTGGCATTACCTATGTTTGAAACTCTAATCGGATTACTTCCAATTGTTGGTACAGAATTGGAATTAATTTGGTTTATTTCCATTGACAACATCCATAACTTTTGGGTACTTCACAACAACATCAGCACAAATTTTATAGTATGGACTGTCGGGATGAAAACTGATTCCTGCTTTATATGCTTCACCACACTTTAATAATCTAATCAATTCAAAATCTAATCTTGCTTTATCAGCCTCTGCCTGTTGTCTAGCAATTTCAACTCTTGCTCGTGATTTGCAAATTTCTTGTAATGATCCATCAAGAGGAAAGTTAAACCCAAGCGAAACTCCAGCATTTCCCGTATGTGATTGATAGGATTCTGGATCTTTACTTCCATTTAAATTGCCAATTGCAAATGGAGCAATACTCATTGTCGGTCCTTGGCAGGAAACACCTGCTCCAAAAGTATTCATGGCATATGGACCTTGAAGTACCTGAACTGCCTGGTTGGTTACATTTCCTGTGGCAGATGCTGAAGGTCCTGCTATGTTTGTGTTTGATGGGGCTTGTTGTGCAAATGCAGCACCACCAAATATTATTGAGTAAAGACAGAAACTGAGTTTGTGGTAGATTGAGTTTCTGTAGTGCGGTCTATCCATGTTTCTTTTGCCACTCCAGGTCCGAGATAGGTTTCACTGAACTGGAATGGAGCACCTTGAGTCATGATGGAATATCCGGCATTCCTTTGTGGAACTCCAGGAATATTAATGTTTGTACCAGTTACAGTATAAGATTCACCAGTTGTATATTCAACTTGACGAATAGTTTCTATAATTTTTGTAGTTGATTCTGTTGTCGCTGTGATTGTTCCTCTTGTAAAGTTAGGAACTACTGATTCTGCTAGGGCACTATTATGAAAAAACCCTAGCAGGAATAAACCTGCTAGGATACGTTTCATTTGAATACGCTTAACTCAATGGATCTTTGAGCAGTAGCACTTGTACCAGCACCACCAGCAGTAACAGTAGGAACACCAGTTGGGGAAAGAGTACCTGCGAGAGATCCTTTCTCACCACCAACTTGAGTTACACTATCTCCATAGAGATTTGGTGTTCCAATAACACCATTAGTAACTGTTTGAGTTGTAACGGGAGTATCAGCAGCATTGAAACTTTCTGAGAAAGTAAATGCTTGACCTGGAGTATTAATGTCATAGGTTCCAGCACCACCAACACCACCAAAGGATGTTGCTTGGATATTGGTTCCCGACGCTGAATAGGAAGCACCGATTCGGGTTGATTGAACTGCAGCACCATCAACTTTCAATTGAACGGAATCAGTGATTTTTGATGTAATTTCAGCAGCATTAACTGGGATTGCGAAGAATAACGAAAAGGCTAATAGAAGTCTTTTCATTTTCTTATGTTGT